TTGGACTCGGGCAGTTGCATGATCGTACCAATGGAGGCCCCCATCGCGTGTTCGCGAATTTCCTGGCCTTGTTGAGACTCCATCAGCCCCAGAGAGTAGGCGCCACCCACTCCTGTGCCAACAACAGAACACACCGACACAGTAAAGTGCCGGATCACGTATTGGCAGAACAATTGAGCGAACGCCGTGACGCGTCCGCCCATGAGCACCGGATGAACGATGCACACCTTGCCTGCGCCTGTGCGCAAGCCCAAGGGGTCACCCGTGGCGTCGACCGGAAAGGGGAATGCTGCCACCGAAAAACCACCAGAGGCCCAGAACATCCCATTAAGGGTTGCTCCGCCGGGGGAAACACTCGGCGTGAGAGTACCCAAGAGGCCCCGCGCTACCACCCTCTGGCCCGGACGGCCTTCGAAGGTCATGGCGGTGGCATTGGTATACCCCCAATTCTGGCCCAAAACCGTCCCGACATTCGCCGGAGCGGACAGGGCCCGAGAGGTCATGGACCGAGGGATTGAGGGCAAGTGCGCCCACAACCGTCGTGCTCCATTCCCAATGGCGTCGCGGTGCTTCCAAAGCTCCTGCGCGACACCAAGCAACACACTCCCTCCCGGGCTGGCCAACCGCCCGGCGACACTTCCGACTCGTGCTGCGACGGTTCCAGCCGTACCCAACCGCGCAACTGCAAGGTTTGCTGCCGTAGAAGCAAGCCGCTGCAATTGCTGATTGGGTGCGAATGGCACCACCGCACGCGAGTTATCCCGTTTTCTTCCCATCACTGTTCGAGACCCACGGGTTTTGGGGGGGGGTGGGCAAACACGCCACCTATTAACCTTGCCCACGCAATGCGATTTTATCAGGCATAGTCCGCGTTCATCGTAACAAACGCGGGATCGACCACTATGCAAGGGAGCGCTTTGACTTGGTCGAATAGACGTTCCACGCGCTCGACTGCGTGGGTATCTAACCCGTACCGATCTTGAACGGACTCGAGTACGTCTTCTCGGACTGCACCCGTTCCATAAACCGTTTTGTACGGATCTACCGGCAACGTCCAACCATCAGTCGCACTTCCAACACGTCGTAACATGCGGAAGAATGCGCCTAATATCGGATAGTCCTCCGGAACGCTCTTCATCGATTCAGCGACTGCAGTGGCGCATCTCCGGCGCGCCTCTGCGGCATCTTTCAAACCTGTTATCACCACTGGATTCGTCAATACCTTGCCTAGTTTGTTCACCATGCTTGGTAATGGAACATGCCCCGCCCCCGGCGTGGGCCACCACCCTCGAAGAAAGGTGACGGTTGACTCTGTGGCCGATTTGTACTTTGCATTGAAACCCATCTCTTGGCAAGTCGCTTCGAAATGAGCTCCATAGCCTTCGGAGTAAAGAGCTAACGTCCGAAGATAAGGAGCGAGCGTGTCCAGGGAAGATCCCAGAGTGGTCGCAGGATCGCCACTCGGCATCTGAACACCCCCGTGCCCGCGAATTTCTACGGGGGATGTCTTCGTAGCGGGCACGCGATATCCTGCCGAGCAAGATTCGCCGAACAGAGAAGCACCGTCCTCGCTCACCCCAAGGTCCTCGAACAAAGGACACAAGTAGTGTTTGATTGGGCCCTCGTCTTGCGACGAGTCGTATTTTCGAAAATCAGATTCCCCGATTTCTCCCGTTGGCCATCGTACCATCGAGTCATCACCGGCAAAAGCCACGAACGGCAAGCCAGACCGCATCAATTCTCCCAGCTGAGTCAATACTTCAGGCGAAGCTCCCGATGCCCAAAATAGTACCACTGAGGATAACGATCCACCTACCAGCACGCGTTGCGCTTGAAATCCGAACGCTTCGTGAACGACCTGAGTGACCGGTCTCGTCCACTGGAGTCCTCGCATCAACTTCTCCAACTTGAAATTGATAATGCCGCGAGGTTTCTTGCCGAAGTCTAACAATTCATCAGTCTTCACAAAAACTTCCTTCAGAATTTTGCCGCTCTGTCGGCGCAAATCCTCTAGATCTCCTTCAGCTTCGAGAACAGCTTTGACCGCCTCCATTTGTTTGCGCCGCCCGGCTTTAGGCTGCGCTTCGCACACTTGCGCGAGAGTGTACAGTTCTTCACCCATCGGGAAGAGCAGGTCCTTCACGACGTGCCGCATCTCCCCCCAAACTTGGTGGCTGTGGTCTCTCGCGCCTGGCGGACGCCCACTCCATGGATCCGCGTGCAGGCGAGCAACGAGCACCGTTACAAGATTGACCGGTGAACGTCTCGGCTTGTAGCCTAACGCGTTAGTTACACACAACGGGTAAATACCCGCTTGTGGGAGCGAATTTTGTTGATTAACCTCTTCCAAAGAGCAAGGGATCCCGTTGATCGAGGCGGACAGACTACCACGCTCGATTTTCAACTCCTCGGACGGCAAGCGGTACTCCATGTCAGGGAGCACCGGGGGAAACGGGGCGACGAACGACCCTTCAACGCTTGCCAAATTC